ATCATTATAACCATAATACTCTTTAACTACGTCAAGATAATCAATAGAATCTTTCCTAGCCCAAGGAGAAAATCTCTTCCTTGGTTTCACACTATTTATTAAAAAATCGTATTGCATCTTAGGTGGTAGATGAGAACACTTATTCATTTCATTAGAATACAACACAGTGTCAGTAAAGGATGACAAGCATCTATTCACTACATATGCTGGATACTTTCTAGCAGCATCAGGATCATCGTCCAAGATATTTTTCTTGGACTGGTTGATTGAATAAAGGTAATCTTTCAGTTGGTACATCGTTCAATCATTACTAAATCCTAAATGTGTTCTACGATATCGGGCCAAAGAAGATCTCTCTTCTTCTATATCTTTCAATTTTTGTCGCAACACTTTAAGTTCTTCTTCATCATACAACCAAGATTTCTCAAGTGCGTTACGAATTGCTTTTGCTGGTTTCATACTTATCAATTGCTAATGGTAAAATGGAATACTCTTGTAACTGAATACGTCTTGTTAACGTTTCAACTGTATCGTCCTCCTCAATGGGAACTTCACTCTGATATATTATAGCACCTGCGTCAAGCTCTTCGTTGACATAGTGAACTGTACACCCTGTCTTCTTATCCTTATTCTTTAATGCTTTCTCTACCACATTTAATCCCTTATACTTTGGTAGTAATGAAGGATGAACATTTATAATAGGACAATGAAATGCAAATGGATCCTTAATGATCCTCATATATCCTGCAAGCACTATTAAATCAACACGCCAAGCATCAAAAAGTTGAACCATTTGATCCTCATCCTTTGAACTAATACGGCAATAAGGTATACCTAATTTCTCTGCTCTCTTAACAGCACCACACTTGTCCTTATTGTATATCATCAACACAACTTCATGTTCGGTACAAGTACGAACTATATTTTCAAAGTTGGTTCCATTACCAGAACACATAACTCCTAGTCTCATAGCGGGGGATACTCCGATTTGATTTGGTCGTCTGATCTTTCAACTTCAAACTCTTTCATCAACCTCCTAACTTGTAACTTGTCCATTCCTGCCATAAACTCACAGTTATGTAGACACTTATAGATGCACTCTCTATCTGAGATTGGTGGTCTCTTAGCCCACCCATCAGAACCAGCTTCTACATTACTCATAGTGAACTACGCCGTATGTCAGGGGAAAGCATTTCAAAAACATCTTTTGGTAACCACTTTATCTGAAGAGCACATTTTGTACATTGAATTTTTCCATGATGCATGTAATCAAATAATTGAATGAGATGTGCTTTCTTGCATCCACATTTACATCCTTTATGATAATCAAACTCGCCTATGTATCTAAGTTTTACTCTCTTATCTCCTATCATCATCCACCCTCGGCCAAGTTCAATACCTCTCCTCCACAATCTACCAGCATCTCCTGTAGGATGAGGGGATACATATTCAGACATAAATCTCTCCACTCATTTTACTACATGATCCCATGTGTCTCTGAATTTCCTGTCCCAATTATCAATATAAACAGGCATGAAAGCATTAAGTGCAAGAGTAAGATCTACAATTTCATTAGTCCTACCATTGTCTACTGCCTCCTGTAGTTGTTCCAGCATAAAATTAAATGTAGTAATCTCAGAAAATGCAACCTCTAGATCACTCATCACCTTCCAATTGTCATTCATTTCATTCATTTTAATGACTCATCATACTTCTTTTGTACATCCTTTACCAGTTTATCATCAACTAAAATAAATTTACCAGAAAATTCTTCAATCTTCATATTCTGATATTCAAGTGGCCATTCTACTGTTCCACTTTCATATCTTTTCTTATAATTATCTATCAATGACTCACACTCTTCTTTTGGAAGAGCCTCATGTATTAACTCTGCATTAAATCTAATACTATACATCATAGATTCAGCTCCAATTGTATATTATGTGCTTGCCAATACCAATCACCTTCACCTTTTATGTTACTCCACCCATAGTATGAACCATCTTCCTTTTGATATAGGAAATGATGGTCATGGGGATTGAGTAACCACATCTTTACTAATTTATCGGTAGGTTTGTAACCTATCTCTTCCTTACTTAAACGATGCATTTACTCCTACAACCTTAGCGTTAGGATTCCTAGCAAGAGCCACTTGCCTTGCTTCTTCATAGTTACGTGCTTGAACTGTCTCAATAAAAACGGTTCCTGCTACGTAAAGTTTTACATCACATTTCATAGTTTAAAAGGACTAGTTCCTTCCTCTCTGCCTGATCTATATTATAGCACCCTACTGAACGCATGGTGTATGTATGTGCAAATTCCCCAACTGTCCACTCCTTAAAGCGATCCTTAACAATTTGACTGGAATTGTAAGAGATCAACATAGGTGCTGTATATCTGTCACAATCCATAGCAAACTTGTCATGGTCAAACTTCTTATGCATACCACCCTTCTTACCATACAAGTTATCCTTGATATCATAAGGGGGATCTAGGTATGTAAATATACTTCTATCATCTGTCAGAAATTCCTCATAAGACTTGTTAGAAATTCTCCAATTTTCAATCAATTCAGAGTATCCAACGAGTCTTTCTATTCCAGCAACCGAGAAGTTTGACTCTGATGCTTGGGGTGAAAAGGATGAGGACTCAGTGAGACCAGAAAAAGAGCACTTGTTAACAACATAAAAACCAACGGCACGATCAAAGTTGGATTTTGTTTTATCATTGATAGTCTCCTTCATTATTGTAAACAAACATCGTGCTGAATCAGGGTTACAATGAGCAATCTTGAGATTTAAAATCTCTTCTTGTAACTCCTCTCCATTATCTCTAAGTTCGCACCAGAAATTATACAAAGGTTCATATAGGTCATTGACCCAAATACTAATCTTAGGATATCTCTTTGTAATTTCTAGTGCTACTGACCCACCACCTATGAATGGTTCTCTAAACTCGCTTACCTGGGTAAGGTCTGGGAGGAACTGCAACAACTTTACTACTGCTCTGCTCTTGCCCCCTGGATAACGCAGTGGTGTCTTTAGACTCTTTAATGTTCTTGGCATAATAGTTGGGTCTCTTTAGTTCGGTCATGATCCACTCCGTTACTATAGTAATTTAGCATACTTTATCTGAATTCGCAACTCATCATGATCTCTGTTAAACATGCAAGCATGTTAATCTCTTGGTCAGGTACACTGGTAATGTCCCTCATATACTTGGCTATGATTAGAACTGCCTCTGGAATAGAAGCAGGTTTTAAGACATCATAAAGATTATCATAAATCTTTCTCATAACCATACTAGGATCATTGTCCATGTGTTGAACTACCCATCCCTTCACAGTCTTAAAGTCTTTCTGCTTCAATGCCGTGAGAAGACTATCAAGATTAACATCAGCAACATCAACGAGAATAGCTGAGTCAATGGATCCATTAGCAGAATAGCGTTGACACTCATTGATAAGCCTACGCCAATCAGGATAATACCGCTTAATAAGCTTAGCCAGAACCTTGTCTTCAAACGCAACATTTTCATTTTTAAGTATCCATCTAAGACGATCAAAGAACTGACCTTGTAATTGTATACTCTGTCCATTCTTTACACGAAAATCAACCACTGTACACCTAGAGTGTAAGGGTTCAATAATCTTATTGATAAAGTTGCAAGTAAATATAAACCTGCAATTACTATGGAACTCCTCCACAGCAGCTCTGAGCGAAAGTTGAACATCGTTGGTCGTGTTGTCTGCTTCATCTATAATAACGACCTTGTGGGACGCTCCAGAGGTGAGTGAGACCGTTGAAGCAAACGTCCTGATTCTATTCCTCACAGTATCAAGGAACCTACCCTCATCAGATCCATTGATCATGATGCAAGATGCTCCTATCTCATCACATAGAGCTTTGGCAATTGTAGTCTTACCTACACCAGCAGATCCAGTAAGTAATAGATTAGGAAGTTCACGTTGTTCCACAAATCCATGGAACACACTCTTAATACTATCTGGTAGAATACAATCTTCAACAATGGTAGGACGGTATCGTTCTACCCATAAAAAATCATTCTTCATCATTTGCTACCATGATACCTTGTTGTCTCATCTCGTAAAATCTATTACGAATCTGATCTTTGAACCACGCAGATCTATTGGTTGCCATGTCATACTTGACAAGTTCATCAAGGATCTTTAATAATTCCCCTTCATTCTTTGTGAATGAAATATTAATTATTCTATGACCTCTCTCATTCATGGCTCTAAAGCAATGTAATAAGTCAGATCTAGATTAGAACTATTCCATTCTGAAATAAGACCTTTGGATACTTTAACACTGTAGTCACCAGGGAGCAAACGAATGTTCTCAATCTTGACATCCAATGAATAATCACCAGTGCAAGAACCACTAATGGATTGCTTATAAGTATTACTGGTATCATTTTCTTTATCCTTAAGAACTAATCTAACCTTATCGTCTTTACTCTCAAAGCTGAGATCAGGTAAACTATAAATAGCAGATGCTTTTTGCAATGCAAGAAGATCCTGCTCTGTAAGATTAAACTGTATATCAGAACCAGGAAAGTTTACATTCTTCTCTGGTGCAGACTTTAACGTAATCTCAGGGTCAGAAAAATAGTACTTGACAGACCTACCATTGCCAACAATGCGAACAAAGTCATCACGGGAGAAGTCCAGTTGAGGATCGTTAAACAAAGAGATACCAGAAAGAAACTGACTGAGATCATATATTGCGAAGTCCACAGGAAATACTTCCTCGCCAGTGAATTTTGCAAGAATATTTTCTGCGTTGCTGATGGTCCTGAGGGTATTGCCTTTCCTGAAGACAATGGAGGAATTAATCGTAGCAAAGTTTTTAAGGACATCTAATGTGGTCTTTGATAATGTTACTGTCATTTACTTGTCATAATCTACGGTGAATGCGGTGTCTCCAGTTACGGCAGCATCTGCTGCTGCACGTTTGTCATTAAAGTGACAAAGTAATACAGCATAATGGATAATCTTAATGATATCCTTACGTGCTGTACCCTTCCTATCGTACCGTGAGGCATATTTCAAAATGTTAGACCTACAGAATGCCTCTGCGTCACCTACTGAGTCAATCAAGTCCAGTGTCTGAACATTTCCTGCTGAGTAGTGACCCCTGTAAGTCTGACTTATATAATCCGAGACCTCTTTCAAGATCTCCTTCTCATCATACTTCATATTTGTTCAAGGTGTCCATACATATTCTATATCCTCATAATAGCACTCTTTGGGAGTTCCGTCAAGTTTCACCACAACAATCTTATTGTCACGTACCCTCTGGACTCTGGCAGCACCGTCCTTTAAAGAGACGACACTGCCAATGAATCTACAATCTCCTTTATTCAGCATTGGATTCCTCCTCAGTAGTTACATCTGCATCAATCTTATCATATAATTCAAGGAAAGACTGCTTAGTCTCATCATCAAACCTATTGACACAAACCTTGATCGCTTTGAGTCTATCATTCCATATAGCAAAGGCACGAATGATATGTACTAAACGACGAGTTGAAATAACTTCATCTATACCACCATCCTTAAAGGTCTTACGAATAATATCAGACCAGTTAGCAAGATTCTCACAGAATCCTTCATCAAGAACACCTAGATTACCTGCAACTTTCTCAAGAATCTTCTGCTCAGTCTTAGGAGAAGGATATTCTTGCTCAAAGGTCAATGCAAATCGCTCAAGGAATGCTTCATTCAATACATTAGTACCAATGAACCTACCATCATCACTACCCTTACCCTTAGTATTGGCAGTAGCAATGATATTAAATCCTGGTGTTCTACGAACATACTTACCAACCTTCTTTAAGAAGACTCCTTTTCCTTCAAGGATGGATTGTAAACAAAGTACTTTATTAGATGCAAGGTCCACTTCATCCAGAAGTAAGATTGCACCACGTTGTAGTGCTTCAACGACTGGGCCATTGTGCCATACCGTTTCGCCATTAACAAGGCGAAACCCACCAATAAGATCGTCTTCATCTGTCTCTATTGTAATGTTTACCCTAATCAATTCCCTACCAAGAGCAGCACATGCTTGCTCTACACTAAGTGTCTTACCATTACCAGAGAGTCCAGTAATGAATGTAGGATAGAACATATTGGAAGAAATGATCTTCTTCACATCAGAGTAATGACCAAATGGTACATAGTTTGGATCCTTATCTGGAATAAGACTCTCCTCTACAACAGGTGAAGCAGGAAGTCCTTCATAGACTCGCTCTAGTTTCTCTGCAATAGTGAGGTTCCATTGACCACGTGTAGTCTTTGTAAATTGTGGGAGTTTATTAATTCTCTTAGAAACACTCTGCACCTTAACTCCAAAATGGTCAGCAGCATCTCTCACCTGATCGCTAGTTACTGTTTCTCCATCCTTTGATAGGAAACTAATCAGATCTTCATTAGTAAATTTAGATTGGAAAGGCATTTCTTTTTTGTCTGTATGAATATAGTATAGGGGATGGGTTGGAAAATAGGGAAGATAGTGGACACTTCCCTAACTGGTTATGCTATGTGAGATACAAATGAATTTAGTAGCTTCTTATTAGTGGACTTACTCTTGAGCATCTTCTTGAATGCTCTAGTAATCTGTGCCTTTGTTGCAGACTCTTCCACTTCAAACTCATTATCATCCTCAAGATCTTTTGAAGAGATAGCATAGAGAGCACTGTATCCTTTAGGGAATGGAATAATAGCAGACTTCTCTTTTCGCCACTGCTTCTGAATATCCTCATAATGACCAAAGGTTCCAAAGCGAGCAACGAATTCACATAGTCTCTTGGCAGGAAGTATACGGAAACCTATTATATTCACACCAGGATTTCTATCACGAACCTGTTCAATAAATGTAGCGGTTGCAACACTCCACCCATCCATCTGAGGATAAACTCTACCAGTCTTACGATCACGTAACTGACAGTAACCATAATCAAGACTACGTGAAGTCAAATACTCCTCCTCATCTGGTCTCTCAACAAGAGAACCATATTTAATACTATTAGATTCACCATCACTGAGAATACAAGCATTAACTTTCTGAAGATCATTATCCTTTTTGAACTTAGGAATAATGTAATTCAACATTATAATAGCCTCATTCAATGGAGTACCAGATAAATTTAATCCTGGTGATGCTGGATAAGAAGTATTATGTGCAAAGGAATAAGCTTCTCTAAAGAAGTTCTTACACTGTCTATCATAATCCTTTGGATTAGAACGTGAAGAAACAAAATTAACTAAATGGAATGCACCTTCATTCAAATGAATCTGATGTCTCACTAGTCCTACTCTACCTGCTTCATGATTACCATACCATCCAGC